ATGAAATTTAAAAAATGTCTTCTGCCTGTGGCAATGTTAGCGTCATTCACTCTGGCAGGATGCCAGTCAAATGCTGACGATCATGCTGCCGATGTTTATCAAACCGATCAACTGAATACCAAACAAGAAACTAAAACCGTTAATATTATTTCCATTCTTCCCGCAAAAGTTGCCGTAGACAACTCCCAAAATAAACGGAACGCACAAGCCTTCGGCGCGCTTATTGGCGCAGTCGCTGGCGGTGTTATCGGCCACAACGTCGGGTCTGGCAGCAATTCCGGAACGACGGCAGGTGCAGTTGGCGGCGGAGCTGTAGGCGCGGCAGCGGGTTCTATGGTGAATGATAAAACCTTAGTGGAAGGTGTTTCTTTAACCTATAAGGAAGGCACCAAAGTGTATACCTCTACCCAGGTGGGTAAAGAGTGCCAGTTTACGACAGGTTTAGCCGTTGTTATTACCACGACGTATAACGAAACGCGTATTCAGCCAAATACCAAATGTCCTGAAAAGAGCTAATAATCAGGAGGAGTCATGAAGAAAGTTTTTCTTTGCGCCATCTTAGCCTCCTTAAGCTATCCGGCTATCGCCTCATCATTGCAGGATCAACTCTCTGCTGTCGCAGAAGCGGAACAGCAAGGTAAAAATGAAGAGCAAAGGCAGCATGACGAATGGGTCGCGGAGCGCAACAGGGAAATCCAGCAAGAGAAGCAACGTCGCGCAAATGCCCAGGCCGCCGCTAACAAAAGAGCGGCAACGGCAGCGGCAAATAAGAAAGCTCGTCAGGATAAACTGGACGCCGAAGCCTCTGCGGACAAAAAACGCGATCAAAGTTATGAAGATGAGCTACGCAGCTTAGAGATTCAGAAACAAAAACTGGCGCTGGCGAAAGAAGAAGCCCGCGTTAAGCGAGAAAACGAATTTATCGATCAGGAACTGAAGCACAAAGCTGCGCAAACCGATGTGGTGCAATCTGAAGCTGACGCCAACAGAAATATGACTGAAGGCGGTCGCGATCTGATGAAAAGCGTGGGCAAAGCAGAAGAGAACAAATCGGACAGCTGGTTTAATTAATCGATGTTAGTAACTTCAATCCTATAATTCTTGAAGATAAAAAACCCTCTGTAGTAACAGAGGGTTTTGTTCATTCATAGTGCAGGGTCAAATCATTCCCACTCAATTATTTACGACACACATAACCAATTGACTGGTAACAATTTTATGCAATCTGATTTTCACCGTACCGTTTTATATACCGTCACCGGAAATCAGTGCCATGAAAAATGCCATGTCACCGTGTCAGCGAATCGTACTGCTTTTCACAGACTCGTCCGGCTTCGGCGGCCCGGTCAGCGTACTCTGCCAGTTGTCGGTTTCGCTCGAGAGATTTGCTGAGCACGTCGGCAAGCAAAACTCCGGTGTCTGCGGCTGACGCCCCAGTGCCGATAGTGGCGTTATACTGCCTGAGCTGCTCACGGATGGCAACGAGCTGTTGCTGCAACCGGCCAGCGCGAGCGGCAGCATCAAGAGCATCATTGCGCGCCTGGTCGATCCTCTGCTGCGCTTCACGTTCATTGGTCGCTTTTTCCTGTTCGTCATGCTGACGAGCTTTATCATCAGCCTGTTTCTGATCTGCCTTTGCCTGCGCATACCCGGCATCGTACTGGTGGCTGCCGTGTACATTCCAGGCAACCCTGCCGCCGATTACCAGAGCAGCAAGCATCGCCACGATAAGCAACTGTTTCCAGTACGCTTTGACGAATGCCCAGATCATACCGCCAGCACCTTACTGGCAGTGATATACCGCGCACGCCGGTCGTCGATGCCGTTCTGCCCACCATTGATGATCTGCGTGACGCGCACCAGGTTGCCGGTGTACTTCATGCAGCCTTTGGTTGCGAAGAACCACGCCGCGCTGCGGGCCGCGTATTCGTCCTGCGCCAGCAGCTCAGGCTGCTTAACCAGATCCACCTTCAGGCCATTGCCGCAGTCGCGATAGTTGTTCAGCCCGGTGATCTGGATAAGCCCGCGCCCGAGGTAAAACCAGCCGTCAGTCGGACCGTTGTTCCCCATTCTTTTGCTGTACACCAGGTTGGCGATCGCACGCTGGCGCTCTATCGGAAGCACTTTTTCATACGATCGACGGCCCAAAACATTAGCCTGTTCCTGGGTGAGTCGCCCATAGCGAACGAAATCAGCCAGGCCTGCAATACTGTAATCCATACTCTCCACCAACCGACTAAATCCGCGAGACTCGTGCCCCGCCTGGGCGATAAACATCGCCTGGTGCTCGGGTTCGACGATGCCAAACTCTTTCATCGCCGCGATAATATGCGGGAACCAGCGTACGGCCAGCTGCTCAGTAATGCCGGCGGCGCGGCGGAATTGGTTAATGTCCATGCTGTGACCTCGTTATCTTGAAAATTTGCACCACGTTCCCTTTTGTCTTGATGAGAGCAGCTAGGAACACAGCTTTGATGATGACTTCTGACCAGTCAGCGCTGACGTAGTACCCGTAGAATGTGCGGATGGGTACGCTGGCAACCACGACGATCAGCAGGTAGGCGAGCCATCCACCCCACCAGCGATGGCGTGACCCATCACGGCGGAACAGAAGCACTCTAATTGCAATGCCTCCGCAGATAGTAGCGTTAAGGATGAGAAGCAGTTCAGGACTGGTCATCGTCTTTTCTCCCCGGGATCAGGTCGCGCGGATTTTCAGAACGGTGATACAGCCAGATGCCAATGCGGACAGCGACGATAGATGAAATGAAAGCCCCGGCAGAAAACACAATCCCCTTCTCGAAAGAGTCCTGCGTGATCGTCGGTACCAGGCTGGCCACGCCTATCAGAATTGATGCTGTCGCTTTGTAGAAGAGAAGGCCGCAAAAGAAGCTGAGGAACGTCAGAAGTAACCGCCGCTTTATGGGATACTCCACCGCTGAGGTAACAAAAATTACCGCACCAGCCAGCGCCCCTAAAGCCACTTCCGGCGGCACACCCGCGACCACAGACATTAGCGCACTCAGGCTAATCCCCTGATTAAGCGATTCCGTGGTTAACGAGTGCGACATAGTGACCACCGTTTAATGTGCATAAAGAACCCCCCTTAGTTGGTGAGTTCATCATACACAATAAACCATATGTGGATTAAATTTCATCGAATAACTCTTAAGGAAATTACCCTAAAGGTGATAAACTACTGTTTCTGTCACATGGAATGCATTGTGTTAAAAATATTCTTAAAGTACACATCAGTCGGTGTCCTCAATACCCTGATACACTGGGTAGTTTTCGCAGTTTGCATCTACGGACTGCATACAAATCAGGCACTCGCTAACTTCGCAGGTTTCGTAATTGCTGTGTCGTTCAGTTTTTATGCAAATGCTAAGTTCACGTTTAATTCTCAGACAACCACCATGCGTTATATGCTCTATGTTGGTTTTATGGGCTGCCTGAGCGCTGTTGTTGGCTGGTCTGCTGACAGATGTGGCCTGCCGCCAATAGTCACGCTGGTTGGCTTCTCTGCCATCAGTCTTGTTTGTGGGTTTATTTATTCTAAATTCATTGTTTTTAGGGATGCGAAATGAAAATCTCTTTGGTCGTTCCTGTTTTTAATGAAGAAGATACCATTCCTATCTTCTATAAAACAGTTCGGGAATTTGAAGAATTAAAGCAGTATGAAGTTGAAATCGTATTTATCAACGACGGAAGCAAAGACGCGACAGAATCTATTATTAATGCGTTAGCTGTTTCAGATCCGCTTGTGGTACCTCTGTCATTCACTCGCAACTTTGGTAAAGAGCCTGCGCTATTTGCCGGACTTGATAACGCTAACGGTGACGCGATTATCCCGATTGATGTGGATCTGCAAGACCCTATCGAGGTTATCCCGCACCTCATAAAGAAATGGCATGAAGGCGCTGATATGGTTCTGGCTAAGCGCGCTAATCGTTCCACTGACAGCCGGCTCAAAAGGAAGTCTGCTGAGTGGTTTTATAAACTACATAACAAAATTAGTAACCCCAAAATAGAAGAGAACGTTGGTGACTTCCGACTTATGTCTCGCGAAGTCGTAGAAAACATTAAGCTCATGCCAGAACGCAATCTCTTTATGAAAGGCGTGCTGAGCTGGGTTGGCGGTCGTACTGATGTGGTCGAATATGCCAGAGCTGAGCGCGTTGCCGGTGATTCTAAATTTAATGGCTGGAAGCTTTGGAATCTGGCGCTGGAAGGCATCACAAGTTTCTCTACATTCCCGCTGCGCATGTGGACATACATCGGTCTAATTGTGGCTGGATTTTCTTTTCTATATGGAGCATGGATGATATTTGATACCGTCGCCTTTGGGAATAAAGTAAGGGGATATCCATCTTTACTGGTATCTATACTGTTTCTAGGTGGGGTGCAACTTATAGGTATAGGCGTCCTTGGTGAGTACATTGGCAGGATTTACATTGAAAGCAAGGGCAGGCCTAGATACATCCCCAAAGGGAAAAATAAAAATGAGAAATAA